TACATAGTATATACTTAGTACATAGCCTAAGTAGCCTACATAGCCTATATAGATTTAGGGTATCAGAGAAAAACAAAGTTGTCAAGTCATTCTTCATCAATGTTACGTTTGCTTACAATGTCATCATCTCCTTCATTGATCAATCGTACATTACCAACTGCAGCGATATCATCTCGGACATACTTAAAACACCCATTGCATAAGTCAATGTATTGCTGTGTCCGGACACTACGCCTAGAGGCTTCGTAGTCGCTTAAGGCTTCATTGCATGATAAACATCTAATCTTCCGTCCCTACCTTTCTATTTAAGATCATCCTTCATAGAGTCAATCAACGAAACAAGTCTGTAATACTGAACATGTTCTTTCTCTGCTTCTTTGTCCGCAGCATCAGCATGGCCTAGTGATAAGGCAATGTTAGCCTTGATTTGAAGCTCGATTAAGTACAGCAACTCATCCAACATATCTTTAGTCATAGAATACCCTCTAGAATCGATTAAAACGGGCCTAGAAGCGACGATCTAGGCTAAGGTGGACTCCGCAAAGGACGGAAACGTCTCAGGCCTTATTTGACGGTTTTGAATGGCTCGTATTTTGTACATGAAACGACTAGCCATTTCTTGCCTAGCTCTAACAAAGTCTTTAAGGTTTCGCCCAAGTTCATCAATTTCGTCATCAGTCCATAAACTCCTTTGCTTTTGAAGTTTAACGTCATAGTAAGATTCTAAGAAAACAAGCCTATCCATCACTGTAAACAGTTTTTTGTTGCCTAGAGCCGTATTACACTCATTACAGCATGTAATCAATGAGCATGGAATGTCGTTTTTTCTCCTATAGTCATAGTCTAAATTGTCCATAGCCGTTAATGGCGGAACATGATCTAAGACATTAGCAGGGTCGGCGCAGTAAAAACAATAAAAGCCTTCGCTGATAAAGTGTCGTTTATACTTATGCCCGTGTAATTGATTAAGTCTTTTGCGTTCCTTGAGTAGATTTCTTTTGTTCATGACGTGCAGTCTCCATAGCATACATAGTGTTGCTATTTTACCACACTAAACTTACATGATCCTTACATTGTAGTTGACCTACATTAGAGCCTCTTCAATGCCTTGTAGAGCCTCTAATTGCTTTTGCTTCTCCGTGGTTTTCTTCAGTGCTTTAGGGCTAACCCATGTATAGCTAGGGAAAGGCCATCGAGGATCGCCAGGATAGCGTATGCATACCTGACCATCAGCGTCTGGACCTTGGACAATCTCGCATGGTTGACCGTTGAATGTAAGACTCATTTGGTAATCCTATATTGTTTCCTAAACTCTATGGTGTCTAAGTCTGTAAAGTTTTCCCTATAGTGTTCTGCCAATTCAGCATCAGATAGGTTATTGAAACCGCCCTCAGATAAGAATCGAACAATTTCATCATAGACCTCTGGGAACTTTACAGAGGCAACAGCATACTCCAACTCTTTAGCTGTACAGTCATACAGTACTTCAGATTTACGTAAAATGATCATGATTTAGCCTTTACATAGAGACAAAGAGCGATCATGTACGCTAACATAATCGCTGCAGCTTTCAGTGCATCTTTCATTCTAGGTCAACAATTGGATTGATAACGTATTCAGTCAATTCTGAACTCTCAGCATAGTCTTCTGCCTTCGCCAGTGTATCAAAGCGATCTAGATGGGTTAAACCAGAATACTCTGGATAGCGATAAGTTAACAGATAACCGACAATCTTAAATTCCATGATCGCCTCATAGTGAGAAGAAAACCATTGCAGCATACAGTGCACCAAACAGTGCACCGCCTAAGACTAAGATTACATCATTAGACTTTGACATGGTTAAGCCTTTGCAAGTTTAAGCTTGATAACCTTGGACATTTTAACGCCATGTGCTACGTAACCGATAACTGGTATCGATTTATCCCAACATGCTCTACAACCCTTGCATTTGCCTTCATGCTGATAAGCATGGCACACGCTAACGTTAGCATCATTGTAGGATTCAGCAATAGTGCTGGACCATGGTGCATCAAGTACTTCTCCGATAACGGAATCTGATGACCTACGCACTACAACATTCGGCAGTGCATCCATTTGTTCTAAGATCGATTGATACTTAGGAAACTTATACATCCTAGTCGGCAACCAGTGTTTGACCCATGGTGTGCGTTTCATAACTTCGAACATCTTTTCAGCAAGCTTGATTGTGTACATGTCGCCAGAGTCAAACCAACGGAAGTAACGATCCGAGTCTAAAGCTTTGACCATATCATCAACCCATTCATCACGCTGCCAATCTTCTTTGTTGTGCTCACGTGGTGCCTTTACGTTGGGATAACGATAATTGCCTTGTGTAGCGTAGCATCCATCGCATGCGTCCACAAGCTTGCCATTGTCGCCAACAGATCCCGGACAAGTATCTAAAGCCTGTAAACTCCAAGATCTTATACCGTCTAGTTTAGATGTAATCGAAAGTTTGAGCATGATATCCTCAAAGGTTAGTTGGACTCATCAGTATAGTATAAAACTATATACCCTACACTTGGCAGGGTTTCGTCCTTGGTTTAGATTATGAAGTCTGGGTGATTACGTACTTTCAATTCTACTGCAACTGCAAGCATTTCGTCGATATCTTTCTGACGCATTGCGCTACGGATCAATCCGGACAATCCAGCTGCTACTGCGTAGGTGTTACCGAGTGCTGCGTGTTTGCGGATGATCTCGATTTGTTTGCTTTGTGACTTGGTCATTTCGTTTCTCCTGGTTGTTTGTTTCGATGTAGTAATACTAAACAAGTAGTTTTACCTTGTCAAGGCAGTTTGCAGTGTATCCGATGAACGGCAGACAATCCAGGATGAACGGTAATGTTGTTCGGACACAACAGTTTAAGCTGTGTTTCACGTGGAACCAGTGCAAGCTTGCTAGGCTTTGCAGTATCTTCTAAGTACTTCTGTGGGGTTCTAGGTTACTCTATAGGGTGCTCCATCGATACACCTACGCAGTCAGTGCAGATCAGTGCAGTCTACTGTACAGATATACAGTAAACTACCTAGCCTGTGGATAACTCTACGATATCTGTGGATAAGCTGTGGATAACTATGCTGTATCCTGTGGATAACTCTGTATAACCTGTGGATATGTTGCAGTGTAGCATAGGGGGAGGGGTCTGTGTTGTAGTGTAAATGTTGTGGTGCTACCTAGCCTTAAAAAAAGCTAAAAAGGAAAACACTACCTAGCCTTAAAAAAAGCTAAAATGGAAGTCTCTAAAGCCTAAACAGTCTATCTAATAATATCTAATAAAATCAATAGCTTAGTAATAAAGCCTCTGCGGAGCCTCTGACACCATGTAAATGGAGTCCCGCCATAGCCTTGTGTGATCTGTGCTGGTGTCGGTACAGAACAACAATCTTGACTGAATAAGTAGAAATAACTTGACAAAACTCTAAAAATATGCTAGAATATATCCTTCTATGTAGAAACGATGAACAGACGATGTACAAACAATAAACAAAAACTTAAATTTATATACTACATACAGACTTCATACTGACTACATTGTAGAGATACATAAAATTATATACACTCTTATGTCCTGCCTTCCGGCAGAGAAACTATATAGAGGGATCTGATGTCAGAAATTAAAATTACTGAGGATTGTTCGCTACCTTCATCAGTCAGCCAGGATGTCTTGGCAGTCAATGAAAAAAAGAAAGTGCCTGCAAAAAAGAAGAGATCTAGAGGTCGTCCTAAGCAGGAAGAAGTACAAAAGTATATAAAAAGAGAGAAAAGAGGAAGACCACCAGGAGAAGCAGCAAGGATAAAAGAGTTCACTGCTTCGCTGTTGCTAACACACTCTAATGCGATTATCAGAAAGATAGTACATAAAGCTCTTAATGATGAAGATAAAGATCAGATGGCTGCTTTAAAGCTATGTATTGATAGAATGTTACCAGTGTCTTATTTTGAAGACAAAGGTGGTGGTGGAGGAGCTAAAGCAATCACTATTAACATCACTGGTGTTAACGACAAACCAGTTGAGATGATTGAACATGAACCTGTAGACGTTGAGACTACACTAATTGATTACGATAAAGAAGAAGAAGAATGAGTAATTTGACGGTATCTCTTCTTCCTTGGCAGCAAGAGGTCTTCAAAGATCCAGCAAGGTTTAAGATCATCGCTGCTGGTAGACGTACAGGTAAATCAAGGTTAGCTGCTTGGACATTGATTATTGAGGCACTACAGACTGAGAAAGGCCATGTCTGGTATGTAGCCCCAACACAGGGACAAGCTAGGGATATTATGTGGTCTACGCTGTTAGAGCTAGGCCATACAGTGATCAAGAATAGTCATGTCAATAACATGCAGATTACGTTGATCAACGGTGCAATGATATCGCTAAAGGGTGCTGATAGACCAGAGACTATGCGTGGTG